CTCCGGGGGGAACACCCCTCATCACGACCACCCTTAAGGCAAGACATGGCGGATATCTACGGCCAGGACATACTGCTCGACGAAAAAATGCAGCCGAAAATCGCGGCCAACGGCGAGGCCTTGTTGACCGATGGTCCGCAGTCCGTGGTGCAGGATATCCGCCTCCACCTCTGGATCGGGCGGGAAGGGCTATTTTTCGATACCTCATGGCGGGCCTATGTCCTGGATTTTATCAAAGATGAAAATACCGCCGCCAACCGCATGGCCCTCTGCGCCGAGGTGGCGCGGCGGATCCATGATGACCAGCGGGTGGTCCCCGGCTCGGCTAGTTGCACGGTTATAGTCTGGGACCACACTGGCATCAGTCTGGCCGCTGAATTCATGCTGATCGGCGAGGACCATCCCTTTAACCTGGTGGTCGAGGCCGGCGGCGACAAAACGGAAATGGTGATCAAGGATGTCAATCCCTATCAATAAGACGTTGGACGAGATCCGGACCGAGATGTTCGCCAGGATCGAGACCATCCAGGACGAATATGCCGCCAAGGGCTGGCTGCCGGTGCGGCTCAATCTGAACAAAGGCGTTTTCCGAGGACTGATCGAGCTGTGGTGCTGGGGGTTGCATCAGCTCTATCTGTTCCTGGCGTACATCTTGACAATGGCCTTTCCTTTGTTGTCGGAGGAGGCCTGGCTCGAACTGCATGCCGGACAAGTGGAACTCACCAAAAAGGCAGCCACCAAGGCTTCCGGCACGGTGGTGTTTACCCGGGTTGGGACAACAGGCAATGTGCCGATTCCGGCCGGGCGCATCGTCCGGACGCAACCGGATGCCCTGGGCAAGGTGTATCGATTCGTCACCACCGCCGCGTCGGTGCTGCTGGATGGCACCACACCGAAATCGTCACCACGATCCCGGGCGTTGACGGGGTTGAGAACAGGGCGGGCTGGCTATCGAGCGAGGGATCGGATACCGAGACGGACAAGGCGTTGCAAGAGCGGTATCGCCTGGCCTGGCAGGGTAACAACGGCCTGACCAAGTATGCCTATCAGAGCTGGGCGCTGGAGATCGCTGGGGTTATCGCGGTTAAGATCCTCGACCAACACCCCCGTGGACAGGGTACCCTGGACGTGGTGATCAAGTCCACGGCCGGTGTCCCGACGCAAACTCTGATCGACGCCGTCACCGCAAATATCGAGGGCAAAGAGGCGATCAACGACGATTGGCTGGTCAAGGGGCCGACGCCGGCCAGCGTCAACATTGCCGGAGAATTGGTATTGCTCAGCGGGGATCCGGCCGTAATCGTGGCCGAGGCGGAAAGCCGGTTGCGCGCTCTCTTCGAGGATCCAAGCCAAGTGGAGGGGATTGAGCCGTTACAGATCGGTGAGGATGTACCACTGGACCGGCTCGTTGCGACGGTGATGGCCGTCGGTGGCATCAAGAATACCGTCTGGGCCTCGCCGCTGGCGGATGTGGTGATTCAGGAGGACGGTCTGGCAGTCCTGCAGAGTTTGGCGCTGACCTGGTCATGGGCGGCGGAGGCATAAATGGGAATCTTCTGGCGGTACTTCAAGGAGAACCTTGCTTGGCCACTGACCCGTATTCCTGGCGGCTTGGCGGCCCTGGCCGAGGGTGCTGCAGGCGCGCTCGATCAGGTGCGTCAGGATATTCTCTGGCTGCGCCTGCAGTTTAATCCGTCCACCTGTGAGACACAATACCTGGAGCATTATGCCCGGGCCAGGGGTATCCGCCGTCACCGCCTGGAATCGCTTGACCTGTTTCGGGTGCGGGTGGTCAGCGCCTATGCCTGGCAGCTCATGGGCGGCAAGGTTTCCGGCTTGCGGAAGATTCTGGATTATTACGGCTATGTGGTCGCCGGGATCGTTAACTTGCGCACCGAGGATCCGGCACGATGGGCCGAGTTCCGTGTGGCGCTTGAACCGCCGGTCGCAGGGTTCCGTGCCGAGGATTACGAACTGTTGGCTTGGGCGATCAATGACCAGAAACCTGCCAGGTCGAAACTGGCAAGTATCCGGTTGAATCGGGAAGCCAGCCTCGGCCTGTTCGCAGGCATGGTGCTGATAGCTCGGCCACGCATCACTATCGCCCCGTATGTGGCCAGGATCACGATTGCTGACACCACCCTGTATCACGCCACCGGCGTTTATCAATACAGCAGGATAACCATATAATAAGAGAGGATCGCTATGTCTGATTTTCCGGGATTCGTATTGACCAAGCACGGTCAGAATCTGCTTGCCAAGCTGCAGGCCGGCGGGTTGTTGACGTTCACCAGAGTGGGCACCGGCTCAGGCCGGATGCCTCCGGCCAACAGCGTTTTTTCTGCTGTCGCTGCAGCTTCCACCGTGACCATCACCAACAGCGAGGCCGGAGCGTCTGGCGCCGCCGATGTGAACACGGGATTTACTGTGCAGATCGCAACCCCAGGGTCGGCAGGTGTCCATCAGGTGGCCACGGTGCAATGTCTGGCTGCGGATCAGATCGCTGGCGGCGATTATTTTACCCTCTCCTCACCATATCTGCTGTTCCATGTGTGGTTTGCCGTAGACGGAGTGGGCGCCGATCCGGCTCCGGCCGGATCCATCGGCATCAAGGTAGATTTGGCGGCGAGCAACACCGCGATCGCCGTGGCCGCCACACTGGCCACCACCCTGGATTCGCACCGGCTCGATCTTGCCGACCTCTGCTGTCTGATCACCGAGCAGCAGACCCTTGCCGTCCAGTCGATCACTCGGCCGGATCCGGCGGTTAGCGAGATCGCCGTGGTACTCACCAATGCAGGACTGGCAACCGGATATGATCTGTGTGAGTTGGGTGTATTCGCCACTGATCCGGATCTAGGTGAGATCCTCTACGCAGTGACCAACGCCGGCGACCAGGGGGATTATTTCCCGAGTGAGGGTGGCGCGACGCTGATCGAGGCAGAGCTTAGGTTACGCACCATTATCACCGCTGCCGCGCAGCTGAGCATGACAGTCATGGCCGAGGCATATGCCGGGCTGGTGCAGTTTGTTGCCGACCAGCAGGGCCGGGCACACAAGGAACCGTGCCGGGCCACCACCACTGTCGACATCATTCTCTCCGGCCCACAAACCGTGGACGGTGTCCTCTTGGCCACCGGCGATCGCGTACTGGTTAAAGACCAGGTGGGTGGGGAAGAGAACGGGATCTACCTGGTTGCCGCTGGGCCCTGGACACGGACCATCGACGCAGACAGCAGCATCAAGATCCGCCCCGGCACGCTGGTGGCTGTGGCCGAGGGAACTCTCCACGGTGACAGTGTGTGGATGCTGGCCACGGACGGGGTCATCACCCTGGGAACTACACTGCTGACGTTTGTCGATTTCGGCAGGCGGTTTATCGACACCGTTACCGCCGCCCCCTACACCCTCGCCGTTGAAAACGGCGTACTAACAATCACGGAGGTTTAAGCACAATGAACGGAATCCCCTGTGTCCTGCAAACCAAGCAGGACTATGAAGATTGTCACGCACTTGCCCTGGCTGGTAATTGCGATCCGCAGGCCATGGTCCGCCACTGGCAGGGGCTGCTTGCCACTACCCGGCACCTGGTGTTTGATCGGGTGCTGGCAGCGGAGGAGCAGCCGGACGGCCCCGAGCCGGAATACCTGGTGCTGGTCCAGGATGACGGCACCCGCAGGCAGGAACGCCTGGTTGATAACCCGGCGGCGAGGATTTATGCGCTCGGCTATACGGCTATCGAGGTGGAAGTCAACATTGCAGAATTGGAGGTGCTCTAATGGCGGCAGGCGACAAGATCATCATCCCGGCCATGGCTGCCGGGTTTTTCTCCATGCTTGGCTCGATCACCAAGGGTGTTGGCGACACCCTCAATCTGCCCGAGGGCATGGCCAACATCGGGGGCAATGGTTTCGGCTACCTGCTCGCTGCCCAGGTCAATTGGGCGCCAACCGTCGCGGGCAACCACGACGGCACTGTGACTGCCATGGCCCTGGGGGATAACGTGTACCTCTACGCCGTGCGGCATGCCAGCGGCACGGCTCAGTGGATGGCCAGCAAAAACAGCACCGTGCCCACCGGTTATACTGCCACCACCTCTCGCAAAATCGGTGGATTCCATTTCGGCAGGGTCCGCGGTATCGCTAATCGCTACATCACCGCTTATGTGCCCACCGTTGGTATTGTCCCAAATAGCTGCTGGGATCTGGGTCATCGACCTAGCTGCGATCCAACAGGGATGGCGGAGTTCGTTCCCGGATCCCGATGGGTGGATATCTATCCTAACTCCGAGGGATCCGGTGTCTGGCCAGAGAATGTGCCGATCTCGGCTTATGGCGTCAGCATCATCCGCGACACTATTTACAGCCGTAGCGATTTTCATCAGCTCATCGCCAACGCAGGCAAACGGTTGCCGACAGTTGAGGAGTTCCTCCGCTACGCCGAAGGCGCTCCCGGCGGGCTCGATGCCAGCAACGACCAGGCATGGTCAGCCACCACCAATACCGGCCCATGCACCGCCGGGTATGTAGCCAAGGCTATCTCGCAATACAACATCGTTGATGCGGTCGGCAACGTATGGGATTGGCTGGATAGCCATCACGACATCGGTGACGTCGGTGGCGCGGTAACCCCATATGTATGGGATGTTGCTGCGGTCAACGTGGGCAAGGACGCCGCTATTCCCCGTGGCAGTGTGAGCCTCGCGTCGTGGCGTGCGTTTATTGGCGGGGGCAGTTGGGACAACGGCGTGCTCGACGGTGCGCGCTGCCTGAACTCGAGTGCGTCTCCGCGGGCTGCGGTTGGCGTTGTGAGCCTGCGCGGCGTCTGTGACTCCCTGTAGCATGGGCCTTGACGATTCCCCGCGACAGCGGGGACTTATATTATTGGCCAAAACCGAACGGCTGATAGCCGACCTTGGTCCGGCTATTGATAAGATCCCCCGGAACCAGCGATACCGCTATGCTGTCCGGTTGGAAGACGCGCTATGGTCTTTGGTGGACCTCATAATTCAAGCCGCCGCAAGCGGCCAAAAGAGCAAGGTGTACCGGGTGGACGAACAGATCCGGTATCTCCATGCGCTGCTGCGCCACGGTGCCGAGCGTAAGCTGGTCGGTGCCAAGCGGGTGGGTGAAGCAGCCTGTCATCTTGGCGAAGTCGGCGCGATGGTTGGCACTTGGCGCAAGCGGCTCAGTTAAGGTCGGGTGGGATTTTCGGCGCAGTGTGAACCACGCGACGTGGCGTGCGTTTATTGGCGGGGGCAATTGGAACAACGGCGTGCTCGACGGTGCGCGCTGCCTGAACTCGAATGCGAATCCGTGGAATGCGAATGGCAATGTGAGCCTGCGCGGCGTCTGTGACCACCAGTTTTTTTTGTGAGAGGACGGCGATGGTTCGCCGTCACCCAGCACCCCATAGGGGGTCAGCCTACCCGACCTGGTCCCACGCAATTGGGCCGAATATTTTAAAACGGTTGTGCCGCACGAGTAGCCGAAAGGTAAAAGCCCGGCGCGACCACCTTCCGATAAGAATAAGGGAATATGGGACAGAAACACAAACGACTGATTGAGCGGATTATCGATTGGGACAATCTTATCAAAGCCCACCACCTGGCGCGGCTCGGCAAGCGCAACCGCGAGGAGGTCCTCCGCTTCGAGGCCGACCTCTGGGGTGAATTGGGGCGCTTGCAGATGGAGCTATTGTGGGGCACTTATCGACCGGGCTGTTATCGTGTTTTTGTGATCCACGAACCCAAGCGACGGGAGATTGCCGCGCTGCCTTACCGGGATCGTGTCGCCCAGCATGCCATCTGCAATATCTGCGCACCTATCTGGCACGCCGCCATGATCGACGACACTTACGCCTGTCGCCCAGGCAAGGGCACCCATGCCGCAGCCAACCGCTGCCAGCGTTGGCTGCGTGATATGCACAAGAGCGGGCGGCCGGTGTGGATGCTCAAGATGGATGTGAGCCGCTACTTCCCGAGCATTCGCCACGGACTGGCCAAGATGGTGGTTCGTCGCAAGATATCCTGCCCGTCCACTCTGCATCTGCTCGATACTATCATTGATAGCACGGCTGACCCATCCGAGACTAACCCCGTAGGTATTCCAGTCGGCAATCTCACCAGCCAGTGGATAGCCAACCTGGTCGGTAATGAGCTTGACCAATGGGCTAAACGCGAGATGCGTCTCAAGCGCTACATTCGCTACATGGATGACACGGTGGTGCTGTGCTGGAGTAAGGCTGATGCGCTGGCTGTTCGTGCCAGGTACGCCGACAAGCTGGCCAGCATGGGGATGACCTTTAGTAAAACCAGTGTGCTGCCAGCGAGCCGAGGCCTCAACTTTGTGGGGTATCGTATTTGGCACGACCACCGGCTCTTACGCCGGCAGTCTATTGTTACTATGCGCCGACGATTAAGGGTACTACAGGAGCAATTTCGGTGCGGCTTGATCGGGCTGGAAATGGTTCGCGTCGCAGTTGCATCGTGGGTGGCGCACGCCGCTCATGCAGATAGCTGGCGGCTGCGGTCGAAGTTGTTGGGCGGATCTGTGTTCCGGAGGGAAAGAAGCCCTTGACGCCATGCAGCAGCACCAATTTCCAGGGGACCATAGGCTCCTCACCGCGTCGACACGGCGGGCCGGAGCTTATCGCGTCAAATATGTTTTGAAAAGTGGAGGCTCATACATCATGCCCAAACCCATAATCCCCTGGATCGGCGGCAAGCGAAAACTGGCCGAGACAATCTTCCCACTATTCCCCGATCACCAATGTTATGTCGAGCCGTTCTGTGGTGCGGCTGCGCTTTTTTTTCTGAAGCAGCCGTCTCAGGTTGAGGTGTTGAACGATATCAACGGCGATCTGGTCAACTTATATCGTGTAGTCAAGTATCACCTCGAGGAGTTGTACAGACAGTTCAAGTGGGCGTTAACAAGTCGCAAGAATTGGGAATGGCTCCAGGCCACCCCGGCCGAAACGCTCACCGACGTGCAACGGGCAGCCCGCTTTCTTTATTTGCAAAAACTGGCATTCGGCGGCAAGGTAGATGGACAGAGCTTTGGAACCGCGACCACCAGTAGGCCGAGGTTTAATATCTTCACGCTTGAGGAAGACTTGGCCGAGGCCCACTATCGGCTGGCGGGCACCACCATCGAGCACCTACACTGGCGAGAGGCTATCCGCCGCTACGATCGACCGCATACCCTCTTTTATTGTGACCCGCCCTATTGGCAAGTGGAAGGGTACGGCGTAGATTTCCCCTGGGAAGAGTACGAGGCTCTGGCTGCGGCGGCCAAGGAAATAAAGGGGCAAATGCTCATCTCAATCAACGATCACCCAGCTATCCGCGAGCTGTTTGCTGGCTGGCCAGTGGTCGAGATCGATCACAAGTATACGGTAGGTGGTGGATGCGCAGGAAAGAACTGTGTTGAATTGG